GCTTTCGCGTGTTCAGTCGCAAAGGATGTGATGCCGAAGTCCAAGATGTCAGGGACAAGGGCTACCAGATCGGAGTCTTGAGAAAATGCCATGTTATGCCCCTACCATTTGACCAAATCTGACCAATAGGCCGCTGATGCTGTTTTGTCTTTGCGTCCTGCTGCTATCTGCTTGGCGAACCTAGCCTTGAACGATCTACGCTTGGCTTTGTCTGCCTCACTCTCACCCTTGCGAGGGGGCTTATTCTCTGCGCCTTGTAGCCCAAAGCGGATCAGACGAACCTTGTCGCCTTCCTTTGCCAATACTGCGTGGCTTTTCTCTGGGTGCTTAGGTGTGCGCTTGGGTTTGTTGTAACCCTCGAACCGCTCGCCTCGGTAAGTAATAGCCAATAGAACCTCCAAAAAAGGGACGGCCCCACCCCAAAGGAGAGATAGGGGCAGGGCCATCCAAACGCTCTAGATGCTAGCGTCGAACAACATCTCGCAGCCGTAGGTGTCGTCAAGCTCGCCCACACCGTAGATGGCGGTAGCGTTAAGCTCGAAGGCCCGTAGGGATGCGTCTCGTTGTGCTTCGATCTGGAAGTCACGCTTCATAGCGATAGCCAAGGCTTCGCGTGAGAAGACAGCGCCTTTCGCGTCACCAGAACCGTCTACAGTCACATTGGATGACTCGTAGATGTCGATTCCAGCGATGGTTCCAACGTAAGCGTTAACCATAGCCGTGTTCTGCGCGTCACCACCGTTGGGGTTAGCGAAGGTATTGGTTAGGTTGGCTTTCAGTTGGTACGCTTGGAAAGGGTTAACAACCGCGAAGATGTCGCCTTGTGCCTTGTTGTTACGCAAGGTAGCAGCAGCCTTAAACAGATCAGCTACAGTGATCTCTTGAGCGGCAGCGCCGAAGGACGTGCTGAACCCATCGAACAAAGCGATCAGGTCTGCGTCCATCTTAGTGGCGATAGCGTTACCCAGTACCGTACCCAACTCTTCAGCAGGGTTGCCAGCACCCATGGCAGCCAGATCAGTCAATACTACCTGTGCGCCAACTTCACCAACAGTGATGTCAACAGAGGAAGTAGAAACAGTCGTGCTGGTCAGGTCGGTGCCTTCGGTTAGGTCAGCGGCAGTGATTGCAGGGTACTTTGGCACCTGAATCGTCTTGCCGGCTTCGTCGCCGATGTTGTACTGCGTCACCAATCCCATCATCAGGGATTCTTCTTCAGCGGTGAATCGTGCCTGAGCGATGATATTCGCAAACAGGTCGTCAAGGGTTGTGCTAGTTGTAGCAGCCATATTAGTAGTCCTATATCAAAAGTGGTTTATTTGGCTTTCTTCTTTAACGCATGAAAGGCTTCTCGCCCTCCGTCGTTCCAGTTTTCTACCATGTCAGCCACAGATATAGGCTTCTGCGTGGAGCCACCAGCCATTCCCTGTGTGCCAGCGCCACCTTGGGAGGCTCTGACAAAATGCGGGTTAGCCGTAAGAAAGTCACCCACCAACTCATCAACTGAGAGGGGGTCGGCTTTGTCGTTGTATCTGACCGCGCCGTTATCGTCTAAGACTTCAACCGAACCATCGTCGGAGAGTTTTACACGATTCCGCAGCAACTGCGATACCTGTTGAGAGTCTACAGCGTTGTGCTTGCTGGCTGCCGTAAGTAACGCACCATCTATCTTGGTGGTTTCTAACGCCATCCGCATAGCGGCAAGCTCTAGATCCTTCTTTTCGACAGTCTGCTTCAGTACCTGCTCGAACTCGCCTTTTTCCTTTTGGCGTTCAATCTGCGCCTGTTCACGCTCAAGCATGAGTTGGCGAGCTTCCTCGATGTCGATACCTTCTAGCTTCTTGTCTAGCTTACGCCTCTCCCTCTGGATTCGATCAGCAACAATGCGATCAAGCTCCTCTTGAGTAAACGTCTTGCTTTCCTGAACTTCCGTATCCTGCACTGGTTCAGTTTCAGTGCTTTCAACCATGACTTCTTCGCTCATGTACGAACCTCTTTCGAGTGGGGGCATTATACCAGCTTCACAGGGATGTCAATAGCTAGCGGTTATCTTTTAGTCGTTCGCTTCCGCTTGTTCATCGGCTTCTTTTTCTTCTTCGTCTTGCTGTGTCCGTAATGGCTCGGCATCTTTTTTCTTCCTAGTCTTCTTGGGGAGTGGGAGCAGCACGTTCACGATTCCATATAGGTCTTCAAACTCCAGCTTCTCATCCTCTGGTGCCGCTGCCGCTAACGGCTCCAGCAGTTCACGAATAGCTGGCGGGATTGGTCGTCTAGCGACCAGATTCTTGGCTCGGTCTAATTCTTTGGACATGTTATTCCTCTACTATTGGTAGCCATTGATGACGGCAGTTGTACCCGCCCCTCACGATGAACGGATCACCTGGAGCCTTACCTGCCCAGCTTCCCGCCCATATGCGCGTGATTTCTTCTCGCGTGTATTCTTTGCCGACATGCTTCTTGCAGAACTCGCGGCTGTCGCGGATCACGTCGCCGTAGTATTCAAAGCGGTCAATGCCTTGCTCGTTGGCAGTGGTGGCGGTTAAGGTCGCCGAATATTGATTGAGCGAATCCGTTGCATAACCTGTCGCATAACGCCGCAAGTTATTGCCCAAGCGGTCAGCAGCATAAACTCCGTGAAGTCGATCAATCGCCGCCTGTTGTCTGGCTCCAGTTGAGTTTTTAGCCACCTCAACCAGTTGGCGAATTTCCTCTTGATCGCTTGCTTGATAGATTCCATTAATCTGCCCCCTCACCTCTTGGATAAAGTCTGCTTTTTCCCTTCCTATCAGCGCAGCCTGATAGACGCCATTAGCCAGCGTATCTAACTGTTGTGCGGCCAATGCCTCGAACCCTTGAAAAGATAGCCTCTGTAGCCCCGCTATGGCCTCTGGAGCCACCCTTGTGAACGTCCCGTAGGTATTTAACATTCCCAGCTGCTCGGCTGCCACGGCCCTATAGTCGCCCAGCATGTCTTGCACCTGAGCTAGATAGTCCTCTTCAAGAATCCGCCGCATCTCTGTCCGAGCGTTAACTGCCCACTCGACATCAAACATCGCCCCATCGGTATCGGGGGCGGTTTGTAGATAGTTGGCTAGGTCGTTCTCTGTTAGCTGTAGCATCTCTGTGATGCGCTGCTGGTGCGAATCAGTCAGCCGCTCTAAGAACTCTGCGTAGTCATCGGCTGCTGCCATTACTGCGCCTCAGTCTCCACTGGGAACTGGCCTAGAACCTGCGCAGATCCTTCAATCTCAACATGGGACTGAGCCAACTTGTCGTCATCAAGGGCTAGGTCGGCGATCTGCTTGTCTAGCTCTTGCGCTAATGTCACTGATCTGACGCCGCTGGCTTTCATCTTCTGCAAGAACTCAAGCTCTTTGTCGTAGTCGCGGATGTCGAAGGAATCAGGGTAGAACACCTCCACGTCTGGCGTTACGTCTAGCCAGTTGCAGAAGTACGTCCACAAGTGCTCCTCGGCCAACTCCAGCAGGTCGGCTTTCTCTGACAGCTTCGCGTTGAGCATCTGGAACTCGGTCTGCATGGCAATGCCTGACATCGTCTTAGCATCGGTTCCGCGTACAGCGCCCATCTGGGCCATGCGGTTGATAGACTCCACCTTGTCCTTGATGGATTCCCTGATGCTGTTGATGTTCTGACCAGAGGGTTGTAGCAGAAACGGCTTCATGGTTTCGGCTGCGTCATCGGGCACGTTGATAACAGAACCCGCTCCCGCGCTCGCATCGGTGTCGTAGGTCTTAACCAGAGAGGGGTGGTTGCTGATCCTGATTAACTGCTCGATCTCTGAAAGCTCACTGTAGATAGCCTTCTGCATATAGGCGATGTCTGACAGGTCACTAATGCCCACCCCACGGGTAACGCTGCGCTGGGCAGGTAAATAGACAGCAGGAATCTTGCCCAAGGGGTTGTCGATCTCGCTAATCATCTGCTCTTTGTCGCCGTCAGACTTCCATTGCTGGATCGTGTCTTTGCGCCAGATGCGGTAGTAGCTCACCTTAGTTGTGGCGTTCTCACGGTCTACGGCTTCACGCAGTTTTAAGAAGGTAAGCTCAAAGCGGCCTGATGGAGTACGCTCCCACTTCCAATCAAACACGTTCTCAGGCGTGAATAGGGACAGATAGGGCCGTATGTCTTGGTCTAGCTCATCTGCTCTGGTCTGGGCATTGGACTCTGGCTTATCCACAAGAATCCAAACGTGACCATAAACCGATGACCAGATCTGGGCCTGCTTCATAAAACTGTTGAGGCTTGCGCCGTCCAAGTCGGAATCGTTTATCATCGCCTCTAGCGCTGGGTTATTGGCTAGCGAGTTGAACACGCGAACAGGAGGAGTGCGCCATAGGAACGAACTGTAGATGTGCACCACGTTGCGGCAGTGGTTATCTATCGGGGTTAACTGGATGCGTCGGGCATACTCGTTCTCTGACTCGTTCAAGTAGCCGGTCAGGTAGTTGCCTGCCTGGTACTCCTCACCCCCAAGGTATGAGCGGACATAAAGCTCCCACCTATTCTCGTTGGCATCGTAGTC